TCACTCCACCTCGCTTTCTATCAGGCCGTACATATATTCAGCTTGTACAAAAGGATCATCAAAAAACTTCGTCTGCCTGCTCATTTTAAATCTTGTTTGTGGAGTGGGAGGTAATGGCTCTCTATATTCCTTTATTCTTCCAAGAGCCAGTGCCCGTCTCCGTATTTCATTGTTTGCCTTATTAAAAACTTCGCTATCAACAATGGAAGGGTAATAATCATCCCCAACATAACGCTCATTTTGTAGCATTCTCTTTGCTGAAGCGTGGTACAATTTAAGTCCTGCTTTTTCGGCAGCCACTGTAAGAGCCAACCCAGAGTTATAACCTTCAAAGAGTTCTTTTACTTGACCTGCTGCCGTTTCATCTATAATTGCCTTACCGCCTTCAATGCGGTAACCATATGGTGTATGTGTCATTAATCCACCAGCCTTTCTTTTAAGGAAAGACCGCATTTCATTTTAAATACAATCTCCTCCCTGGAATTTACAACTATCTCATCTACAAAATCCTCAAAAACATTATCGTTAAATTTCAATGCCATTCTGTTTCTGCTACAGAACCTTATGAGCCTTTGGGTTTCATCTATCTTTGATGCATTATCGCTTACCGCATAAGATATATGTTTTTTCTCTGTGGCAAGCCGAGCAAACTCACTTAATAATTCGGTATTCTGCTTTGTAAACAGTCCCGGATTTAAAAGTCCCTTTGACATAAGTTCCATAAGCACATTACGCTGATTTTCGTTCTTCTCAATCCGTTCCTCAATTTCAGTTATCTTCTTTAGATAAGCTTTCTCATCAATATTTCTCAACCCTTGCATAAAGGGTTTGAGTAGCATATCACAAGAAAAAACCAGCTTGTTTAGCATAGTTACAAATGCAGCCTTAATATCTTCATCTTTGATGAACTTCATTGAGCATTTAACTGTGTGATCTATGTGTTTTGTACAGCACCAGGCGATATACTCGTTCTTTCCGGAATAATGAATACGTCTTTTGAAACGGGAACCGCACTCTCCGCAGGTTATTTTGCCGGAGAATACATACCGCTTTTGGTATTTGCCTTCCTTTTTAAGAACACCCTTTTCCTTGCCACGTTGCTCCATAATCGATTGTGCCTTTTCAAAATCCTCATGGTTGATAATAGCCTCATGATGATTTTCAAGAAGGTACTGATTTTCTTCGCCGTAGTTTATATGGCGGTTAAATTTGCTGTCTGTATAGGTCTTTTGAAAGATTACATCTCCGGTATATTTTTCGTTCTTAAGAACACCTTGAACCGTTGACGGATGCCATATTGTACCTCGCTTTGATGGAATGCCTCGCTCATTTAATTCTTTGGCTATGAGAAAGGCTCCTTTGCCGTTAATACACTCTCTAAAAATGGTGCGAACTATTTCCGCCTCCTCAGGCACAACCTCCATCTTGCCATCAGCATTTATGTAACCGTATGGCGGGTAGGAAATTATAAAAGTGCCATTTATAAAGCGTTTCTGAACAGACCATTTAATGTTTTGCGAAATGGAAACAGACTCGCTTTCAGCAAGGCCGCTTAATATGGAGAGCATTAACTCACTTTCCATAGAACCTGTATTAATGTTTTCTTTCTCAAATTGAATGAACACGCCAACATCAATGAGCCTTCGTACCATTTCCAAACAGTCGGTTGTATTTCTTGCAAACCGGCTTATTGACTTGGTAAGAATCAAATCAATCTTTCCTTGCTCAGCATCCTTTATCATATCCATTAGACCGGTTCTGTTGTCTTTCTTAGTCGCACTCAAGCCTTCATCATAATAAAGACCTGCAAAATCCCATTCTGGATTTAATTTAATGGAGCTTTCGTAGTGTTCTTTCTGTGCTTTTAAACTGACCAGTTGTTCATCACTGTCAGTAGAAACTCTGGCATATGCAGCAACACGTAATTTCCTCTTTGAAGTAGCTGCTGCATTGTCAACTTTGAATATCTTTTTCATCATCTCACCTCGCTTTCGGTATATGACATATTCGCTCTAAAAGCCAGTAATAGCAAGTGTTTTAGGGCATTATCTTTGCTAAAATAGGTGAGAAATTTTTGCGATTTAACTCTGTAATTTTGTCGAATTCATCCAGTGAAATTAACCCCACAGATAAAAGCTGTTTAAGCAGTTTTTGAGCCATATAGTAATCAGCCTCTTTCTGCATTTGGCTGTTAGTCATTTTTATAGCTTCACTTGGTATTGGGTTGTTGTCTGTAACTTGAAAAATATTCATAAAAAAACACCTCCTACCTGGTAGCCACGGTGGGAGGTGAAATCTGATGTTTTTACTAATCTTTTTTATAGAAATCGCATTCGTAGCCATCGGCATCAAGGAGCAGTCCCTTTGCCCAGGTAGGAACTCTGCCCATCTGCTCACATACACTATCTATGGACATTCGAGGGTCAGCCTCAATAATTACCTCATCATGCACATGAGCCACGATGCTACAAGTTCGGAGTGTTTTCATGGCGTACATCAAAATATCACGGGAGATTGCCTGAACAATGTTTTCTACAAACTTAGGGCCATAACTTTCGATTCTTTCCCATTTCTTTGTTCCGCCTACACCTTCATAAGTCACAGACTCACCACCGAAGATATTTTCACCGATGCGAGGCTTAACATAGGCAAGCTGTCTGGCGGAAGGGAGGACTATAAATAGCATTCCGCTCATGCAATGAAACTCAATATTATTCGTTTTCTGCGACTTATTTTCCTTAATGCACTTCTTAACAACACGGTCAACATCCCACCAGAACTTTACGATGTTTGGATTGGATGCTCTCCAGACATTAACAAGGGGTTTCAATTCTTCCTCTTCAAGTCCCATCTCCAATGCACCCATAGCCTTTAATGCACCGATAGATCCGCCATATCCGAGTGCCAATTCTGCAATCTTTCCTTTTTGCCTTAAATGACTATTCGCACCATGCTTTTCAACAGGAACTTTAAACATTTGTGATGCCGATGCACAATAAATGTCACCACCGCTTGCGAATACTCCGGTTCGCCATTCTTCACCTGCAAGCCATGAAAGCACACGAGCCTCAATAGCTGAAAAGTCTGCAACAATAAACTTCTTACCGTCCTTTGGCACAAATGCTGTACGAATAAGCTGTGAGAGGGTGTCCGGTATATCTTCGTAGAGCATTTCAAGCGTTTCATAATCACCGCTTCTTACTATGCCTCGTGCCTCTTTTAAATCCAGCATATGGTTTTGTGGCAGGTTCTGTAATTGCACAAGCCTTCCTGCAAAGCGACCTGTTCTGTTAGCCCCATAAAATTGGAACATACCTCTGGCACGAGAATCTGCACAAACGGCATTTTCCATTGCCGTATATTTCTTTACCGATGATTTAGCCAGTTGCTGACGGAGCTTGAGAACTTCAGCCAAATGCTCCGGTGCATCCTTTAATAATTCTGCCACAGCCTTTTTGCCAAGCGTATCTGTTTCAAGACCGTTTTCGGAAAGCCAGCCTTTCATCTGCTGTACTGAGTTGGGATTATCAAGTTCTGTCATTTGTTGCATTGCTGACACCAGTTTTTCGTGAGAAATCTCATCCGCAGCAATAGCCTGTTTTACAAAATCCATATCTACCTTAATGCCACGATCATTGATTTCCTGGTCGAGATGGTATTCATCCCATATATCTTCCGGCACAGGAAACTTAATCAATCTTTGTTGTACCTGTGTTTCTGCCTCCACATCACGCTTGTTGTAAGCCTTTAATCTCTGCCATTTCTCTTCATCATCACTTGGCATATTACGAGTTCTTCCACCATTGGATTTGGTAGGAGCACAGGGTATACAGAAGTATCTTATAAGGTCTTTGCCTTCGGTCAGCTTTTGCTTTTCAAGTCCAAGAACGGCACCCACACCCTCCAAGGAAAGGGGAAGTCCCATATAAGCAGACCACACCATTGAACATCTCCATGATGAAGGATTCAGGTAATATCCAAAGGGATAGCCAAGATAACGGGAAAGGCAGACACGCTCAAACTGAGCATTGAATGCCCATTTGATTATGTTTCCATCGGTTAAGGCATCTAGTATCTTCTGCGGTATTTTTTCTCCATTCACAAGGTCAACCACCATAACCTCTCCGCCGTCAATTGAATATCCAAACAGCAATATTTCAAAATCATCTGCCTCCACATAACGGTAGACTCCGCTCTTTTGCAAATTGACAGACGAGTATGTTTCAATGTCGATCTCCAAGTTCTTCATAACATGCCTCCATTCCTAAAAGAAAAAAGGTGGCAGAGGGAGTACCTCCACCACCGTAAGTTACCGTTTCTATTAGGCAAGGAAGTCATCGTCCACAAGAGTAGTGAAGTCATCTGCTGCAGAGGTCTTGCTACCAAGAGGTTCGCCGTCCTTAATCTTTTGAATGTTCCCAAGACCGCAAGCTACACCCTTATTGCCGTTGGAATTGAAAGCATAGAAGTTAAGAGAAACCCTGCCGTAACAACCGCTGTACACCTCACTGCGGTCCATAATAGGTTTAACGCTTTTGTCTACAATCTGCGGAGCGGTTATGCTGTTGGCATTGACAAAGAAATGCCCCTTGTATGCCTCATCGTCACGCTCTACATCACCGTCACGGAGCGGAAGTTTGATGGTAGCCTTATTCGGTTTCTTACCGCCAAACTTTGCTATACCTTCTTCAATAGCTGCATCGATTGCAACGTTTACTGCATCTATGGTTTCCTTATCATCCTTTGGAATGAGAACAGACACACTGTATTTCTCGGCACCGCCGTTAATAGATACCGGCTCCCAGCCGTGGAAGTAAGAGAGTCTTGTGTTTACACCTGTGATAACTTTAGTTTTATTCGTGTTGTTTGCCATAATATTTAATCCTCCATAATTTCGTTAAATTCGTTTTTTGCATCTGCTACGTTCATAGCCGGTCTTTTATCCGAGTTAGGAACAAGAGTCGGCTTGCCTGGTGGTTTATAAATGAGGTTTCCTAGAATTTCCTCAAATTTGGCTTTACCCATCAGTTTCTGCATCTCTATCATAGGAATAAGGCTCTTACGATAAATGTCTTTAAATCCGCTTGACACAGCTTTCTCTGCGATGGCATTTTCATCTTTGTATTTGCGAACAGAGCGACCTTCCACAACTTTAAAACCGTCCCACTCTTTGCCATGATTCACAGCGGCATCTGTGGCATAGGCTGTTATCTCATTTGCCCATTTAGTAAGGTCGGGGAGAATGAACAGAATCTCTTCTATCTCATTGTCAGTAAGTAACGGTGGCATCTTAAACTCTGTCTGTGCAAGTTTCAATTTTTCTTCGGCTCTTGCACGGCATCTGACTGCAGCTTTGCAGAAAGTACACCATTCACCCGGTATATATTCACCCTCGCCGTTATAGGCTTTGACTGCCTTTGGTTTAAGTTCCTCTTCTGCCCAGCATTTAAGCTCCTCTACCGGTACAGTCCATGTGCTGACATTTTCTCTTCTTGGCTGAAAAATCGTCATTGACACTTCATTAATATCATAAAGGCTGTCATAAATTTCAAGAGCACCCAAGGCATACAGTTTCATCTGCGGATTGTCCACTGCATCTACAAGCACACCCATGCCATATTTGAAATCTATGATGTGAAGTCTGTCATCTGAGATGATTAAACAATCTCCAGTACCAAAGCCGTCCGGCACATAGCAAGAAAAATCAAGACGCTTTTCGATAAGGACGATAGGATCATTGCAGGACTGTTTTGCAAGCTCCACCTGTTCCATAACGAAATCAACATAAGCATCCGTGTATTCTTCCATATCATCTGAGTCATAGTTTGATATGGGACGCTTGCTCCTTATATGGAGTGCCTTTTTCAGTTTGTGTTCCGAGAGTGCGTGTGCCGCTGTTCCTTCTTCTGCCGCAGTACCGCTTGTATCTTCAAACTCAAGTTCAAGCCTTGCTGACGGTAAACAATGAAGCCATCTGTGTGAAGATGATGCAGATAATATTGCATGATTACCCATTGCCAAGAACCTCCGCATCTTTCAAAATGTCAGCATAATAAGCCTTGTCAACGGCACTTAACTTGTCGGCACCATACTTCTGAATGATCCCTCGCACTTCGGCAGTAAATCCAAGCTGGCTCTTTTCGGCAAGTACCATACGCACTTTTTCAAGTGGAATATCTGGTTCTTTTGCTGTTTCTGTCTTTGTGGCAGGCACTTCTTTGGGAGCAGAATCAGTTTCCGTCATTGCATCACAAACTGCCTGTATGCTGTCTGCAAGACTCCGCATATCATTTACCACATCAAGCAGTAACTTTACTTTGCTCAAGGTCATTTCCTCCTTTCGTAGTCTCACAGATGGAGAGTTCCTCGACACTGTCTCCTGGGATCAGAATAGTTACACGTCGTTTATCTCCAAGGAGGAAACGTAGGATGCGCTCCCTAATGGTGACATTACGACAAGTAACGATTCCGCCTGTCTGTGGCTCTTTTGAAACACTGATTTTAAGATTGTGTTTCATGTCCTTCACCTCTTTCCAAAGGGCGATTTAATTTGTTGCCCTCTACCTGGTAGCCACGGGAGGAAAGGAAATCTGACGGTTTAGAAAAAAATAATGCCCTCGGAAGTTTTTTGACCTCCAAGGGCATCGTGCTTAATAAGGAATTTTCAATTTCTGTCCGGCATAGATGATATTTGTAGTTAGACCGTTGAGTGTTTTAATCTCCGTATACCTTTCACCATTACCAAGCTTTTCTTTAGCAATCTTCCAAAGGGAGTCACCCTTAACTACAATATATATTTCATAGGTCGGAGCAGATTTTCCTGAGTATATAATTTGTCCATCTTCATCAAAGACAGAGTATCCTGTGTTGGCATCAGCACAACGCTTGGCATTTTCCAACACTTTATATGCACCTTTTTGAGATTTGGCATCATTCCAGCTTTTTCTCACCCGATATAAAATATCTTTCGGTTTAGGGGATGGGTTAATGGGGTTTAGTGCATTCTTGACCTCGGCTCGAAAGGTGTCCATCGTCTTACCGTGTTTAGGAAACCAGTGCATCACATCGGCATGATTGCTGGCAATGCCCCACTTGTGACCCTCACTGTGACAGATGATGTTCTTTTCAGTTAAACCATAGAGCTTGCAAAGATATACACAAAGATCGACGGCCTCCCGGTACACCTTGCCAAAATAGGCGCTATCCGAAAGACCGTCCTCGCATATTTCAAAGCCTATATGTGTATCATTAGCTTTACCCCCGGCATGCCAACCACGATGATTCCAAGGCAGGGTTTGATAAGTGGCGATGGTTCCATCTGCCAGTTTACCAATGAAAGCATGAACACAAACTTGACGGCCGTCAGGCTTATCATGATTCCAATGGTTATTATATTGGTTCTTTCCCAGCAAACCATCATCCGGTCCAACATAGCGTTTCAGCCATGGGTTATTTGCCCCAGTGGAATGTACCATAATACCTTTCGGTGCAATCATTCTATCTGCCTTAAAGCAGGCATTGTTCGTTAATATTAACTTGCGTAAATTCATTAAAATCACCTCAAATTCAAATGTTGGCTGTCGCAAGATTGACAGGATATAAGTGATAGGTAAACTTCAAATCACAGTAAGCAGTCGCCGATGTGCCATCACTTCCCATACTGATATAAAGACCATAACCAGAAGGCACCCGGCTTTGGCGCATTTGAATATGAATATGCAACCCAGCGTTTGAACTATCAGCACCAATAGGTGTACTGCGTGAGATTCTGGTAAAGTTCACTTCATCGTTTGAGATATACAAGTCTAGTTCTTTCTCACTTGTATCCGATTGACGGCAAAGGGTAATCAAATGACAATCATAAGCTGTTGGATAAAGAAATCCACCCTGTCCGCCTATAACCACGCTACCAATGGGCAGTAATGTGTGCAAAGGTCCTCGAATGCTATTAATACCGCCCACTCCGGTAGCATTACCGCTCAAGACATATCTCAAATAGCTTGCTCTGGTGAATGCATTGATAGTAGTTGTTGCGGTAGAAGTAAGGGGCAATGTTGTCGTCGCATTTTCCGCTCTTTCCAATAAGAATAGACTCTCACCAGAAGGGATGGTAACATCACCAATGGAAAAAATTCGACTTGTCCAATAGGCTGTGCTTGCGGGATTTGGTGATGTTCCTGCACCATAAGCAATATTCGCTACATCTTGAATACCCCTTATAGCTTCTGCAAGTTTCTTAACAGTATTGCGAAGGGTGCCTTGGATTAACACTTGCACATTGTTTGCGGTTGGACTGCCTAAGGATGTAACAAATGTATATGTTACCGTTCCAAGTATTACATTGTTGCCGCTATTTATGCCTGTGAATGTTATAGATGCCCTCCGGCTCACCATATCTGGTGCAGTAGCTGTTTCTATTGGATGAGAATGATTCAGGAGAACTCCAGTCCGCGTATACAGATTGTCGCGCGTATCTTCAACCAAGTCGTGTGTAGTGTTTAACAGGTTGTAAATGAGATTTAGCAGACTATTTATCTCATCTATATCCAGTTCTGCTAAGATAGAAAGCACCCGATTGAGCCATTCCTGGGCGGGTGGCTCGGGCGGTTCGACTATACCGTCTGCAAGGGCCTCTTCGACGATGGTCAGTACCCGAACGCTTTTACCGACCACATCACCATAAGTAACTCTTATTTCCAGCTGACCGACACCGACAAGCTGTGTGTCTGTCGCACTTGGTGACCATGTTAGAATGCCATCAGCATAGGTAGTAACCACCGGATAGGCAGTGCCATCTGGTCTTTTATATATCGCACTTAGAGCTGCTCCGGGATAAGTACCATCCAATAAACTAGAAACGTCAAATTCTAAGTGACGAAAGTAGTGTTCGCCGAGCCTACCAATGAACACGGTTACTGCTTTTGATAAATCAATCATATTCCATCACCTGGCTTATGGGGTTCTTTACCACGACCATGTAGCTGTTTTAGAACCTCTTTTAATTTTTCTGGGATTGGTAACCCAATATGGCCGGCATTCTCTAAGATAGAAATACCTTCATTACTTAAATAGAAGAAGATTACTGCCGTGCGCAGTACACCGCCGTTTTCACCAGCACTACCTAGTATCTGCGTATCAAGGATATGGGCTACACCCACCATTACAAAGATAAGTACCTTTTTGAAAATCCCTTTAGCCCCAATTTCACTAGACAGTTTTTTATCAATAATTGCACATAGAACACCAGTCAGATAATCTATAACAACAAAAGCTACCAGTGCATAGATGAAGCCGTCATAGCCACCGAGGAACCATCCAAGAAATCCACCAACAGCTGCAAAGGCTAACTGTACCCAGTTCCATATTTCTTTCATTAAAAACACCTCCATTAAGTTGAATTTGTGTATTGAAAAGCGCCCCTGCAAATCGCTAGAGCGCTGAATTATATTTTTATAACCTTTATAGTGTTAGAAGAATGTTGTGTATTTGTTCCATGACACCTGCCTTCGGTCGCCCCATTCCAATGGGTAGCCATGAGAATGGTGGGATGTCAAATGTCGTAACGGAATCAAAATCGTTTATTGCCGTAATAACCGAATCCATTGCCTTATGTATTTCAGTAATGTGAAACGGCCAATTTTTTACAGTTGTTTTACCCGCAATAATCTCCTCTCTCCAAGTCACAGGGGAAAGGTTGTAATAGCTACGCACTCTGTTTACAGCAGTACGAAGAGTCTGAATATGCATTGCCTTTACATGTGTCACATTAGCTGTGATGACTTCAAAGGGTAACTCCAATACTGTGAAGGTACGAACTATTTCTGCGCTTGCTGACTCGATATCACTGTCAAGACAACGGAAGGTAACCGTGTGATTTCCAACAGAAAGAGGTAAAGCTTGATAAGTCGTCTTAACACCGTTACCGAGATAACCACTTGTTGAAAACCTTTCAGGATTGTCTACGCTGTTTTGCCAAGGACCAGAATCGACTTTGACCTCCACTATTTGCGTCTGACCATCTGGTTCTATGCCCGTTATAATCATAAAACGTGGCGTAGTGTTATAAGTAGAGCTACCAGACATAGGGCAGATAATTGTTGGTGCAGCAGGGGGACTATTTTTCTTTACTGTTCCGCTGACTACATAAGCGGAGACTGCATCCAATGTATCGGTTACACTGATACGGTAACGAGTATAGGTACCAGCTATCTGTGAGCCGTTCACCTCGAGGATACCAGAAGTAGCACTTGAAACTACAGTAGTCAGTGCTTCATATGCCGACCAATTTACTCCGTCTGTAGATGTTGCCTGTTGAATGACATACTGCTTAATAGCACTGGTTCCCGGTGTTGCACCACTCCACGAAAGGGTTATTTTTCTGACCTCATATATAGGAGGAGTAGCGGTAAAGGTAGTCGGTGGTATCGGCAGTGTATTTCTACGCACAGTGTTGCTAGATATAGTCCAATCTGAGTAGAAACTTTCTCCGGCTGTTCCTCGCGTTCTTACTCGGAATCGGCGATAATTCCCGCGTGTAGTCGGTGGGTTGACGCTTAAAATACTGCTTGTTGCAGAAGTATTCACAGTGGTTAGAGCCGTCCAAGCACCCCAGTTACTGTTATCTGCAGAGTCACTATATTGTATCTCATAGGACGTGATGGCATTGCCCGCACCATCAGATGCACCACTCCATGAAAGAGCGACATTTCCTTCAGCTAAAGTTGCACTTACAGAGCAAGCCGTCGGTGCTCCACAAGCCGTTATATTACAAAAGATACTGTTACTGATCTTCTCCACCGAGTAAACATCAAATGTATCGATTGTCCAAATGCCAAATTGAGTATATGTTCCTGGAACTCTTGATACAGTTGGATTATAGCTGCCTCCGCTTGCCGCCAGTATCAGCATGGTCAGCACGTTCCATGCACTCCATGTGGCGTTGTCTGTGGATGTACGACTGGCAATCTGGTATCCCTTTATCGGACTGGTGCCGCTTGATGCTCCACTCCAAGTCAGCGTAATAATCTCATCGCTATATGCTGCAGGAGATGCAACAGCCGTAGTTGCTGCCTTCGGTGCTGTATTTCTTCGGACTGAGTTCGTTGATACTTTCCATCCAGAGTAATAGCTCGCTCCTGCTGCACCACGGGTCCTCACTTGAAACCTTCGATAATTTCCTCTAACGGTTGGCGGTGATGTCTCCACACTACCGCTTGTGGCCGTAGTGGTCACTGTAGTCAGTGCTGCCCAAGCTCCCCATGTTAAGTTATCAGAAGAATCGCTATACTGTATCTCATAACTCGAAATCGCGTTATTTATACCACCAGATGCTCCGCTCCATGAAAGAGTAACCCCACCTTCTGCAAGTGTGGAGCTGACAGAACAAGAAGTTGGTGCTCCGCAAGCTGTCGTTAGGAGTGGTGAACTCAGTACCGTGTAGCTTGAATTGTCGATTACACCAGAAGAGAGCGTAAGTCTGCCATCCGACACCACTCGAAAGCGCACGCCCTGTGCAGTATTCCCGGTAGTTGAAGGACAGGTCACTGAAACATATCTAATTCTTGGTGTGGTTCCATCCCAGTTATCGCCGTCAACCGCCTTTATTCGTACCTGTGAGGAAGATCCATTTACGGTCATGGTACAAAGCAAAGCATAACCGTTGTGGATAAAAGACCCCGACGAACCCAATGCAGCGGATATAGTGAAGTTATAGGTCATCTGGCTATTATTAGGTCGGCTTTTAGTATAGGTAATAGTGTAAAAAACAGAGGGGCTAGAACCCGCCTGCAGAGTTATGCCATTAATATCCGCCATTGAAATTCACCTCCTATTCATAGACTGCCGATACTAACGAATTCACCAAACCACAAAGATTGGTATTCATACGGGTATCCATGATGTTATTTGAAACTATTGATGTGGCTGCCGTCGGTACAAGTACATCTGCGATTCCAAGTTCATAGATATCGCTGGTTCTTGTTAATTCAGGAGCCACAGGTGTTGCAGCAGGGGTTCCGTCAACAACTGCAATCTTAATGCTCCGGTTGATTTGGTTTAAACGAACCACAATCCGATCAATACGAGGATTGCTTCCATTTGCCGTAGTAAGTGGCATGTTCAGAGCATCCGTATTCTCATATCTATATCCATTAATCCATGCAGAGCCTGCTGCAACGCTCACTGCTAATCCAACACCAGGAGAAACCTGTAGGTTTGATGTTGTAGCATAAAATACACCATTAGATACAAGACTTCCGAAGTATTCTGCAAAGTCTATAGCATCATAGACTCTATCTCCATCAGATGAATTAAAAAATCCGCTTTTCTCCATATTGTTTTCCTCCCTTTAAGCTCTAGCGTAAGAGCATGATATAAGGTAAAAACCCATAGGCAGTGTGGAACCGGCTGCGTTCGCCACCACACCGCTTGTGCTAATCGTAATCGGCATACTTGTACCACTGCCACCCACTGTAGTTGCCACAGCACGAACTGCCGAGTAAGGGTAAAAATTCGCATTTGTTATAGTTAGAATCGTGCCGCCAGAAGCAACTCCTGAAGCACCCACGTTAATCTGCATTCCGATTGAAACCACACCCTTATTTACAAACGACATATTAAAACCCATTGTCACGCCACTTCCAAGTGAGTAGGTCAGTGATGTATTGGCTTCCTGAGCAATCTTAGCAGTGGTCACAGCACCGTTTGCAATCCTCGCCGTGGTAATTGGTTCATTATTGATGTTGAGCCAGTTCGCCTGACCGGACGGGTTACTGAATACGAAAATTGAAATCACATAGAACGTCATGGTATTACGCGATATAAAGAATCCCATCGCTCTTTGATAGCCAGTTCCCGTATTGTCCCCGCTATGCTTTATCAGGAATACATGCCCGTCATCACTTGGCTGGTCACTGAACTTATTGCCGCTCCATGAGGTAAAATAAAAGGCATCTCCGGGCACCATGTTATGCATGGCATATTGGCCGACCGATATGGAACCTGCACCTACGTTTATTTCAAGTGCGGGGATCTTTCCAAACAGGTTGTTAATGGTATCCGCAAAATCGTCACCTTTGATTTGAGGATTTACTACCATCAAGTCGCCCAAGGTTTCCTCTACAATACTAAGTGTTCCTTCTACTTCACCTAAGGCTCCTTCCACGACGCCCAGGGCTTCCGTCACTTCTGATATGCCTGTAGGAGCCGATATTGCTGTTTTAACTTGGCTCATATCGGAGCGAATTTTCTGTGCTATTGTTAATTCAGCTTTCCCAAACACTACGCTAACACTCTCACCATTCGCATCATAAGTTTCTATTATTTCAGTGATACGTGTTGTCATAGATACACCCCATGCCTTGGAAATGACTTTGACGGTCTGCCCAAGGTCGAAGTCTACCTTGTATGTCAAATTACCGTGAGGGTTAACAGAAGTATCGAAAGAATAACGAATCGCCTGCTCATTCAGCTTACTTTGGCCACGGAAAATCAGTGTGTTGATGTAATCTTCTCCGAAGTCATCCTTCCGTAGGTCTTTTGCATCTATAAAGATTTCATGCCGTGCCTCTCCAGAACCACTTGCAATAGCTACAAAAGTCCGATCTGCACCTTCACCTTCACCGCCAACAAGAGCGGTATTAGCATAATCAGCAGCACTTATAGTATAAATTTGTTCAGTTAGGTTCTCGTACTCCTTTGAGAACACTGCCTGTGACTCCAATCCCATATATAACATTACGGTTAAAATTCCATTTGAAGGTGTAAATACGGTCTTGATTCCAACCTCTGAAACCTCACATAAATCTGTTATCACATCCATCAAGTTCCGATACGATACCTGTGTGCTAATGGGCACATTTAAGTTCGAAGATGAGAATGTTATTCCACTAATTTTTCTCGCTGCATCAGAAGGATTAATAAGATTATTATTAATCAGCTGCTCCACACAAATTGAAATGTCCCCGAACAGTTTCTCCGTTTGCCATACAATACGTCTAGCAAGAAATGATGTAGCAAATCGTCCGCTTGCAGTGATAATTTCCTGCTCAGTTTGAGACAATTCCAGATGCTCAATAATCCCAACTTCCTCATCATCGTTCTTCCAAATGATGTTTCCTTCTTTTAATAGTGCTGTATTCTCCTGTGTTGCTATAGCTTTTAACTCAAATGAGCCACACTGTGAGTACCGCCTGGTCCATCGTAGGTATTCGAAGGATTCTACGATACCCGCAAGCTCCCGATTTGAATTGTAGATATATAACTCCATCTTTACACCCCCAGAAACTGTGGACGAAAATAAATGCTAACCTCCAACAGATCCATATTGACTGAAGCATCGTAGCGCAGTGTGTTAAGACCTGCAGAAAGTTGAAAGAACACCGAATTAGTATCCAATAATGAAAAGGCATTTGTAATCGATGAACTCTCCACTCTTACTACACGCTTTCCAGCAAAATGAGTATATACACGAAGTTCATCTCCGGCATCCATTGTTGTGAGAAGTCGAATGTATTCACCAGTATCTATCTTTAAAAGTTCAGGGTTTGTAACAGTACCCAGAGCCCGAAATACAATTTCACATCCACAGGACACATCACCGATATTTTCCACCGTAATAATTTGACTTGGCTGACGCATTCCAAATTCCATACCACTCATAGGTATCTCCAGTTCAAATTCAAACAGTGGTATCCATGATGCCAGTTCCTCTCTTACCTCATCCAATGTCTCGAAGAAAGGGGAGGGGCAAAGGAGGCTTACAAAGAAATTCGGTATCCGCTGCCTTGTAGAAACACTAAACCCTGCGTCCTCAACTACACAGGAAATCTGTCGCTCACGGTATTGGAGCGTCCCTAATAGCTTTGGACTGAATATCTGAAGGAAACGCTGTCTCCATGCATAGGCATCACCAGGGTTTTCAGCAACAACTGTTCCTTCAATTGTGATGTTTCGCATATCTAAAGTAGAAGAAATATAAAAAGCACCGTCCTGATCCGGCGCTTTGAAGGTGTTAACGGTCTGACTTACGTTGCCTGTGCCGTCTATCTTGGTAAGAAAATATGGGCGGTTTTGTTTGAGCGTGATGCTCCTGCCGTTTGCATTAATATAAGTAAGTTCCATAGTCAGACCTCCTTTAATATTCAAGTGCCAGCTTGCGGGAGAGGTTTTTAAACTCCCTTGCCAGTTCTTTTTCAGACAGAGCCTTTGGTGTCACCACCGAAAGATTTTGCGTGATGCTTGTGCCTGTAGCACTGCCTTGTCCTGATGAATCTCTGTAATTCAAATCGAAGTTTGTGGGTACTGCATTTTGCATATCCCTTGTAACTGCCGTCATTGCATCCTCAAAACCTACACCGATACCTTCACCCATGTTGTGGCCAATTCCGGCAAACAGAGTCGAGGGAGAGTTGATTCCGAAGAAGTTCTTAATCTTTGATACTACATTTCCAAAGAATCCGGAAATCTTATTCCATAGCCATGCACCTGCGTCTGAAATACCATTCCACAAACCTTTAATCAAATTTCCTCCCACTTGAGCCATTTGACCGATATAACCAGTAAAGGCTCTTACCAGTCCAGAGATGATCTGCGGAACGGCCTTAACAACTTCAACGATTATCCTTGGAAGGTTTGCAATCAATGCCACAAATAGCTGAACACCGGCAAGGATAATCTTATCGATGTTACCAATAATGGCATTCACCAGTGACGTTATGATCTTCGGAATCGCAGCTACAACAGTAGTAATAATCTGAGGGAGTGCCTGAATTAGCGATATCAGAAGACGGATACCTGCGTCAATAATCAAGGGAATTGACCCAATGACTGCACTAATAATACTGTCGATGATTTGCGGAATTGCTTCCACAACTGCCGTAATAATGGTAGGTAATGCTGTCACCAGTGAGGTCAGCAACTGAATACCTGCATCGATAATTTCTGGAATCGATTCAATAAGAAAATCCACAACGGCTTCGATGATAGCAGGCAAGGCAGAAACAAGCTGAGGTATTGCATCAACCAATCCCTGCGCTAATCCTATAATCAACTGCAAAGCCGCGTCCAGCAGCATTGGCAGGTTCTCAATCAAACCCTGGACAATCTTCGTGACCGCTGAAACTGCTGCGGGTATGAGCCGCGGTAAAGCTATGCCAATACCCTCCACAAGTGCTGTGACCAGTTCTATTGCCGCATTTATAAGTAACGGAAGATTATCAATAAGTGCCCCGGCAATTGTCATTAGGGCACTAACTGCCGCCGGGATAAGTTCAGGTAAAAGATTCAAAATCGTTTCCAGTACCTGTGTGAATATTTTTGTGACTAATTCAAGAAGCATTGGAAGCAAATCTGCCACCGCTGCTAAAATTGCACCTGTCGCTGCAGGTAAAGCGGCTACGATATTTTCTAAAACGGGTACGATATTAGTGACAACCGCCTTGAAAGCATCAACAAGATTTTCTGTGAGGTTTGTCATGTCGGCATTGGCATTGCCAAGTCCTGCTGTGAAAGAGCCAACCGCGGCTTGTAACAATCCAATGGAACCGGAAATTGTCTGAGTAGATTCTTTCGCAAAGTTACCAGCATATTGCTCGGTGTTCTCAAAAAACATCTGCATTGCAACTTCAGCTTTTTCTGCTTGTGTTGCCGTATTCCAAGTAAAATCCAGGCCCCTTGCGAGGGCATAGGCTTGGATGTTAGTAGCATTCATTGCAACACCGAGGTTATCCATCATGGTGAAGTTACCCTTTGCAGCACCTGTGACAGCCTCCATCGCCATAGACATATCAATACCCATGACGGATGCCATATCCGCTGCACGTTGCATGGCTTTTTCGGTCAGCTCAAGGCTTTTCTGTTGCTGTATACCAGAACCTTGGAACAACGCACCCATTTTGTTGGCGGTGGAGAGGTAATCACTCTGTGACACACCGAGGTTTTTATAAGCTTCTTCACCGGTTTTTTGAATCGATGCAGCATATGCTCCAAAAACCGCCTCAGAGCCACCAAGGTTTTGTTCGAGCTCACCGAACTGGGTTACTACCTCTTTACCTAACTTAATAGCAGCGGCTCCTGCGGCAACGGCAACAGCACCCATTGCTACACCGATGCCCTTGAGTACACCACCGAGTTTATCAAACCTGCCACCAGCATCTTCTGCACTTTTACCTGAATCCTCTAATTCATCGCCGAGGTTATCCGCTTCGATTGTGGACTGCTCAAGTTCTCGTTCCATACCATTGAGTTCCGCTTTAGCCTTGTTCAGCTGAATCTGCCAGTTTTGAGTGCGGCGGTCATTTTCACCGAAAGAGGAGGAGGCATTATCAAGAGCAGCCTTGAGAGTGGAAATCTTCTCTTTCTGAGCATCGATTTCTTTATTCAGAACCACATTCCGAGCGGTAACTGATTGTATTGATTTATCATTTTTATCAAATTGACTGGTTACAAGGGTCATTTCACTGCCCAGTACCTTAAAGGACTGATTGATTTCGGATAGAGCCTTCTTGAATTCTCGCTCGCCCTCAACACCTATTTTTAATCCAAAATTGTCTGCCATGCTTCCACCTCCTCCTAAATACCCGGCGGGATAATATCGTCAATTGTCCGGGTTTTCTTCGGTTTTTCAATTCCATGCCATTGCTTGTGACAGGTCCATAAATCAAAAAACAGTCCGATAGGCATGAGCCAGAATTCCTCTGAGTCCATGCCCATCTGAACTGTTCCATAGTAAAAAAGCCGGGTAAAGACTTCTGCGTCCGTTACCCGACTTCCACGTTTTTTGGAGTTTCTTCCTCACTTTCCACATCGCGCTTTGTACCTTTAAACATAGCTTCAGTGATTGCATTTTTATATGTGGCCAAATCAAACGGTGAAGTAAGAAGTTCCACCTCTTCCTCGGTGAGCAATTCTTCTGGTGCATTCTTATTTTTAAGGTTACGAATCAAGATGGACTGATTTGCAAGTAATGTAATCAGCCATATAATTTCGTCCAATGCCGTCTCGAAGTTTTCTGATTTCATCAATTTTTCTCCAAGGTTTTCAAGACCACCATATCGACCAGCAATCGCTTTTGTCGCACGTGTGGTTAGAATAAGTTCATACTCTTTGCCGCCAATGTTGATAGCGGCGCTTCTCTCATTATCCATCTTTTTCCCTCCTATGGTACCGGTGTGTAGACCGGCTCGTAAACTTCAGTGAACCAACCAGTGATAGTGGTCGATGAAACACCTGCATCACCTTCAGTTACCTCTGCTTTCCAAGGGTGCTTACCCATGCCATCCAGCTTATTTCGGCGCATAACGGTTCCTTCGATAGTAGGTGTAGAAAAAGTAATAGAGTCAGCCTTTGTCTGTAGGTTCGTCGCGGGCAGTCCGAATTTTACGCGGTATAGCCAAAAATATCGGTATGTTCCGTTTGCCTTCTGTGCACGAAAGCCTACCGCAACAGGTGTACCCACATTCTCGCTTGCAGAGATCAGCACACCATTGTCATCGGTGGATGCACCGGTTAGATCTGCCGCAACTGTTGGACCAATGTCATCCACACCGAGGGTAAGAGTACCGCTATTAAAATCTTTTACAACCTCTGCAGCACCGTCGTCTGCATATAAAATTGCTTCAACCAACTCCACCGAAAGTTCGGCGGTGATGGCTTTAGCAAGCACCGAAGGTGTAGCATAGGTTTCTTCACCGTTTGTATCCTCGGTTATCTTTGAATAGTACAGTCTATCAAGACCGATTGTTGCCATGTGTTATTCCTCCAATCTATAGTTTTTTGCCACATCAATGGCGTAATGGTGATATCCGGTATCGTCTTCGTGCCCGATATACCGGCGCTCGGTCACTGTGAAATCCGCATTCAGCAAAGCTGTAGTAATCTGCTTCTTTCGCTGCTGATAATTGCCTTTTGAGAATAGTGATATTCTCACTTCCTGCACATCAAAGCCTGGGCGATTATCCGCATGGACTTCAAACAAGTCCGTCAGAGGGATAAATACCAGATATTCGTCAGGAGGCACACTGCTGAATACTCCAGTTTCGATAGGAATATTTAGCGGTTCCAGGACCTCGTTCAAATCCGAAAGTAGACTCATATCTTATTTACCTCCTCGTCCAGCTTTGCTTTCATTGCTTCAATGCATGGCTTTCTACTGGTGCTTTTCGTAGGCTTTAAAAATGGTTTTGCTGGTTGACCTGATTTACCGTATTCGATGATATTGGCTATCTTAGCATTACTGCCTCCGTCACGACGAGGTTCTGAAAAGCCGACTTTAACATTGTGATTGCCATCTCTGTCCTGCAAAGTAGGCGAAAGTCCCAATGCTGCCACAAGCTCACCAGTGGAACGTGAAGGATACTTTGTGTCACGACCAACTGCTGAGTTCAGATTAGACTTAACCTTATCAAGCACAACCTCACCGCCAGCCTTAAGTACACGAGGGATGATTTCATCCGTTTTATCATTCAACCGTGAAACCTTCAAGAGGAAGTCCTCAGGCATTTTCATAGTTGCTTTAGCCACTGGGTTTCACCTCCTTGGCGAGTACTTCAATGTACATTCCACGGCCTTTGACATCCTCCACTGAAGTAATTTCAAATCGCTCATCTGCACAAGCAATAAGCATTGCGGTCGTAACAGTGATACCGGGAATGCAACGGAAACGGAAAAGGTCGGTGGCTTCAGAAAATGCTGCTCTGTTCGCCCATATTTCGGTGCCGTGTCGACCTTCCCGATACGCTCTTATAGAAGCAACAATATTGTCAGTCTCAGTGCTGAAACCCTCCGAGTCTTTTATAGTTACTCTCTTAATAATGTCTATAAAGGTGTTCATTTTTCCAAAGCTCATAATCTACACCTTCCAATCCCGGTCAAGCCGTAAAAGTAGATTCACCGTGTTCCATACTTGCTGACCTGCCTGAACGCTATCTGAGAAGAAACCAGCCGTCGAGCCGTCTCTGCTTTCGTAGAAATGACTCGACAGCATGATTACTGCCTGTTCAGTGGTGGGTGGCATAGTGTTTTCAGTGTAATAGCCCTCAGCGACATGCTGGTAACTCTCCGAATAAGAGACGGCAGCTTTGATGTAATGTAACAGAAGTCCGTCATCTGCATCATGTGTCAAAATCAAGTTTGCTTTTACTTTGGGGAGAAGATTATCTGTTGTCATGCCATCCGTCTCCTTTCAATCATTCTCAGTCCGCTGCCATCAGCCCGGCAGCTTTCAGTTTGGCGAGCAGAGCATTGAAATCCGTTACCAGACCAGCTATATCGATGGCGGTACTGTCTGCCTGATTCGCGGCTACGGGTATTTCAGGTACGACCGGATATGTTGGCACATAGAGGATTCCGTCCTCACCAATTTTGACGGGTACTGTGTCAGTCACCTCTTTAGCAGCGGCTTTCACACCGCCGAGAGCTGCCTCAGAAGCAGGCGCGGCGGTAGAGGTTAGCCCCATTACCGAGGCCCCCTCCTTAATTTCCAAGGTGCCGCCGATGACGGTTTTATCTCCGCCCTGTTCGGTGTAATTCTTTGTGTTATAGCTCATAATGCACCTCCGTTAAACTTTCTGCTGAAGTACCTTAATGGCTTCAGGCAGAATCAGTTTTCCATCTACACGCTGAGTAGCTACAAATCCTACTTGGCCAGTAACGGCAAAGAGTTCATTTAGTCTCTTAAACACTCTACCTTGACGGTCGGCTACCCAGTAATAACTGAAATCCCCGAATGCTATTGTCTTTGCTCCAGAAGCAATAGCAGGCACGTAGGAAGATGTATACAACGGACGATTAAGAATTGTATCTGGAGTTCCAGCCTGTATAGATGGCTGCCATAGGTACTGACCTTGACCATCTTTCAGTTTACGGATTGCCTTTACCGTTGAATCATTCATAATGAATACAGACTTATTACGATAAGGTGCTTTTAGTGAATAGAACAGGTCAAGCACTTCATCGAGAGTGATAGCTGTTGCACCGGCAGTAGTGACACCTAATTGTGCTCCTCCTGTTGCTGCCAGGATACCGGTCGGTTTACCAGAACCATCGCCAATAAAGAAGGCTTCCTCTTCCTTGTTGCCGATACGTCTTGCAAATTCCCTAGAAATATAAGGTTCAAGTTGGAATACGCTATCGTTTAGAAGTTCCTCAGAAACCTTAATCATCGTGCCTAGCTTGTAAGCTCCAATGGACACTTGACCAAAGCTGTCATCACTTTCAGGAATTGTACCTTCCTCATCAACCCATGAAGCGGTACCCTTAGATGCTACCACCGGAATTTTTCTATCGCCGGAAGCGGTAGTGATAACATTAGCCAGTCTACGGAAGATGTTCTCTTCCTCTAAAGCCTCTACAAGCGTTCTCTCAAACTCGTCAGGGACTAAGTATCCACCTTCTGAATCAGTTCCGACCTGAAGAGCATTCCTTACTATAGGATCGAGGCCTTCACCAGCACGTGTACGCATAGCATTCCAGAATGCTTTTCTGTATTCGTCAGTTGCCCTGCCAGTCTTACCCTCCAATTTTGGAATAGCAGGCTTGCCTGTCAACGGATTAGCCATAGGAGCGTTAAGTTCCGCATCCAATATGGCTTGTTTCTCCAAACGGTCGATTTCCTTACCAAGGGCAATTACATCAGCTTCCATCTTGTTGTAGGTTACTTCATCCTCAGCAGAAATCAAACCATCTGTGCCACGCTTGGTATCTAAGAACGCTTTGGTAGCGTCCCATGCTTTGGCGCGTTTCTCGCGCAGTTCTAAAATCTTGTTCATAATCTTTTCCTCCTATTAATGAATAATGTTGTTGAGCCGCTTTTCCAGCGAATCAACGGGTGAACCTTTTTTAGCTGTTGTTTTTTTGGGACATACTTTATCAAGTAACGAATTTGTGACTGCTCTACGGCTAAACGCATAAGTGAAGTCATCTTGTCTGATGTGCTTTTTCTCATCCTCTAAAATTTCATCTGCAAAGCCGAGTTCAATTGCCTTATTAGCGTTTAGCCAGGTTTCCGCATCCATGAGATGTGAAAGCTTGGTTCTTGATAAACCTGTCTTGATTTCATAAGCATTGATGATGCTTTCCTTTACTTCCGATAGCATGGCTATGGCCTTTTGCATCTCTTCGCTGTCACCAATGGCTACAGTCAAAGGGTTATGCACCATCATCAGTGCAGTAGGTGCCATAAATACAGTAGTTCCAGCCATAGCGATTACGGAGGCAGCAGATGCGGCGATGCCGTCAATCTTGATGGTCACTTTGCCTTTATAGTCCATAAGCATGGTGTAAATCTGGCTTGCTGCAATGCAATCACCACCCGGTGAATTCAGCCAAATAACAATGTCACCCTCACCGGCAAACAAATCTTCTTTGAAAGCCTTAGGAGTGACATCATCATCAAACCATGATTCCTCGGCAATCACGCCGTCGAGGTAGAGCGTTCGAGTGTCGGATTTTTCGTCCTTGACCCAGTTCCAAAATTTCTTCATTGGGTTTCCTCCAATCTTGTCGTATTTGCGAACGCACCAGCGTCCTGTAATTTGGTCATTGCTCCATTAATGAGATAGAGATCACCTCCAAGTTCCTCCGGAATTCGGTCAAGGTTCTCAAGCTCTCTGATGTCATTCGCACTCATCCAGCCATTTTGTCTAGCCGTTGCGTAGCCACTCATACGGCTTACATAATCTCCTCGAAGCAGACCATCCACATTAAATTTGATAAATACAGTGGGTTTTTCACTTGCTGTGAGAAGAGAACGGAACATATTTTGTTCCCATCGCACTACCCAAGGGTCAAGTGTGTATTTCACAAACTCTAAGGATTGTTGCTCAATATTTGAAAAGCTACTTTTTTCAAGATCAGCCAGCATATGTGGTGGTACTCTAAAAATACGGGCGATTTCATTAATCTGAAATTTCCGTGTTTCAAGAAACTGTGCTTGCTCGGGAGGGATACCTATTTGCTGATACTTCATTCCTTCTTCCAGTACAGCCACTCTGTGAGAGTTAGTTGATCCCTGGTAAGCAGCATTCCAGCTGTCCTTTACTTTCTGTGGGTCCTTGATTGTTCCGGGATGCTCTAGAACACCACCAGGTGCAGCACCATTAGCAAAGAACTTAGCACCGTATTCCTCCGTAGCCATGGCAAGTCCAATGGCATTTTTGGCCATAGCAATAGGTGAATATCCCACTAATCCATCAAACCCTAAGCCAGGGATATGAAGAACATCGGATGGGTCCAGATAGACCAGGCTGTCTTTTCCAAGAGTAGGTGCGTCTTCTATGCTTCGCTGATATAAATAAAAAAGCCGTCCGTTTTTATCACGGTCGACTGTCATTTTGTTTGGCATTAGGGGATAGAGAGCGATAACCTCACCACGGGCATTTCGGATAATCTGTGCGTAAGCATTTCCCCATAATAAAAGATGACTCATCAGCGTTTCACGGAACGTAAATGAAGTCATCTCAGGATTTGGCTCATCATGGAGCAATTTATATAACGGATGTTTTAAATATTTCTCTTTGCCACCGCTATCGTTGTATTTATAAACATGAAGCGGAAGTCCGGCTAATGTTTCAGCTAATATTCTCACGCATGAGTAGACTGCCGTCATCTGCATTGCCGTATGTTCATTGACAGGCTTTCCAGCAGTAGTTCCTCCGAAAAAGAAACTGTATCGGCTACCACCAAGACTATCTTTAGGCTTATCACGAGCCTTAAATAACCCTTGTAATATTCCCATTGACATCACTCTCCTTAAAAATGGGCATGAAAAAAGTACCTATTCAGCTATAGATGCTCTTATGTGTGTTATTAATTAAGATTAGGCAGCTTTAATTCTCCTGTCTTAATTTTTGCTACTGTTTCTTCTGCTTTAGCAACTGCTTCAGGTAGAACCCTTGGGTCCGACCCGTCTATTTGCTCCAAAACGTATAATACTTTTTCTGATTTTATAATTCGGATAGCTGAATTCACCCTTGTTCTTGTGCCACCTGTGTCTTTATCGTAATATCCGTGTTGGTTTGAATGGTATTCATCTATCAACTTGCCTTTTAGTATCTTATCATCAAGTTCTTTAATCCTTGTTAACAAATCAGCCATGTTTAATCCTAAAAAGGACTGACCCGCAGATTTTATATCATCATTAATTTTATCAATGCTCCTATGTTCTTTTTCCATCTTTTACACCTCCACCTTTCCTTGATTATAGCATGAAAAAGTGCAGCTGGATTATGATTTTGAAGAATCAAAGGATGGCTGCAAATCAAAAGATCAATAGCCCCCTATCATCATAAACTGACGAACCCGTATCTACGCCACAACGAATCGCACGGTCGAGTGCCATAATAGTTGCTACGGCACCGTCAATCTTCTCAGTGGACTTTTCCTTATCCGCCTTGATATTTCCGGCAGGGTCTGTTCGGATATAGATGTTATCCATCATCCAACGAAGAATCGGATGCCCACCGTGTGCAATCTTTTGTTCCAAGGTTAGTTTCATCAGTTCTTTAGTTGGTGGAGACATATCTTTAAAGCCTTGACCAAAGGGAACCACGGTGAATCCAAGGTTTTCGAGATTTTGCGTCATTTGCACAGCACCCCATCGGTCGAAGGCAATTTCTCGAATGTTATATTTCGTACCAAGTTCCTCAATAAAAGTTTCAATAAAACCATAATGCACCACATTGCCTTCCGTGGTTTTAAGAAACCCTTGCTTTTCCCATACATCATAATTTACATGGTCTCGTCGAACACGCAAATCGACGTTGTCCTCTGGTATCCAGAAGAACGGCATTACAGTGTATTTATCGTCCTCATCCAATGGGGGAAAGACCAGCACAAAAGCCGTAATATCCGTACTACTCGATAGGTCAAGACCTCCGTAGCAGACTCGCCCTCGCAGTGATTCCGGATCAACAGCAAATGCACAGGCATCCCATTTTTCCATCGGCATCCAGCGCACCGCCTGTTTAACCCATTGATTGAGCCTAAGTTGACGGAAGCTGTTCTCTTCAGCAGGATTCTGTCTTGCTGATTCAAAGGCTGCTTTAACTTTATCCATACTAACCGTAATGCCAAGCGATGGATTTGCTTTCTTCCATACCTTTGGATCAGTCCAGTCATCCTCTAAAGCAGCACCATATATAACAGGGTAGAAAGTAGGATCATTTTTTCTTCCATCTATGATATCCAAAGCCTTCTGATGTACTTCCCAGCAAATGCTGTTCTGATTGTCCCCGGCAGTAGTTATAAGGAAATACAGTGGCTGCATTCTGGCATCACCACTTCCTTTTGTCATAACATCAAAGAGCTTTCTGTTCGGTTGGGTGTGAAGTTCGTCAAACACCACACCATGGGTATTGAAACCGTGCTTGTTGCTGACATCGGCTGACAGCACTTGATAAATACTGCCCGTCGGTTGATAGATGAGTCGCTTTGTAGAGTCAAGAATCTTCACTCGTTTTGCTAAAGCCGGACACATCCGCACCATATCCGCCGCAACATTAAAAACGATGGATGCCTGATTGCGATCAGCTGCACAGCCGTATACTTCAGCACGTTCCTCGTTATCTCCGCAGGTGAGCAACAGGGCAACAGCCGCCGCAAGCTCACTTTTTCCCATCTTTTTCGGTATTTCTACATAAGCGGTATTGAACTGCCGATAGCCATTAGGCTTTAGAATTCCGAATACATCACGGATAATCCGCTCTTGCCAGTCGATTAATTCAAATGGCTTACCCGCCCATGTACCTTTGGTATGAGAGAGTGCCTCGATAAAGGCTACGGCATAATCAGCGGTGGACTTATCGTAGACTGAATCCGCTGCCTTAAATATTGTTGGTGTGTATTTCTTAAGTTTTCGTATATCCGCCGCCTCCTTCCAAACATAAAAATAGACCTGCATCATGCAAGCCTTCAAATCTATCTATACGAGAAACAGAGCCGTCTTTGGCACTGTTCCCTTGTTAGCGTTTAGTTAATTATTTCTCCTCACCGGTTAGAATGAATCGGGCATAGGCACCTGTGTTATCAGCAAGATAAACAAGCAGCTCATCGTATCCTTCTCGCAGAGCGATTTCCTGTACCTTCCTAACATCAAACATATTCGTTTCACCCGTGTCTCGGATGGCAAGTATCTGTTCCTTTATCTTCTTATCCATTGTCGACCTCCTTTGAATCCTCTACTGCCTGTTTTAGAATACTGATATCAAAATCTGCACTCTTGTAACCTTCTAAGATAACACTGTAATAATAGCAGCTTGGAGTGCCAAGTGGTCTGCCATCATTCATGATATACATCATAGTTTCTATATACTTTTTCCCAAGCTTAACTTTGACCTTTTCCTTTCGGTAAAGAAAGGGGAAACCCTCGTAGCGATCGAGTGCCGCTTCGTCTGCGAGCGTAATCTCCCACAGTAGACATGGCACTGTCTTGCCCTTTAAAGGCTCCACGGTTGCCACAGCGCCGCCGTGTCCGCCTCGAAACAATAACTGGTAGTCCTTTAAAACCACCGGCCCAACCGGCTTTGCTGTGGGGCAACGGTGCGCCATTTGCTCAATATTAAGGTTTGAGCCATAGGCGAGATAGAATGTTTTATTCATTGTCTTTGTCCTCCTTATTTTTGCAAGACAACCGCTCAGGCTGCCCGAAATCGCCACGCTGCCGAGCCTTCCAAGTGAGTAGTCAAATGTTCACGGCAGTTTGCGAATTCCTCGCCAATAAAACCGATGCGGTTGAGGTAGGTTCGCATTGCAAACTTTTCATTCTCGACCTGCGGTTTCTTTGCAGAGGCACACTTTTGTGTCAAGGCTTGGTTGTTCAGTGCAAGGGCGAGAACAATGTAGCTTCTAATCTTGCCTGCGTGAAGTTCGCTGTTAAATCCTCTTAGTTCGACCGTTTGATTTCCGTTGAAAAAACTGTGCAGGTTAAGAAAATGGTATCGGCTTGAATGATAATGCCTGTCGGTGCTTTCGCTATAACCCTCATACCAAATGCTCTCAATCTGTGCCAGCGTTTTTGGTTTCTTTCGGTTGATTTTTTCAACCAAAATCTCATCCATCTTTTTGCAGTAACCCATTCGTGAAGGTGCTATTTGCAATGCCTTGTAAAAAAGGTCATTCTTGCTTGCGATGATGTTTACAAAGTTTCGTATGCTCCTTGCCGTGTGCTCTGCCCCGTCTAAGTGAATGTGTATTCCGCATGAGTTGTTGGTGAAGGCTCCTGCCTTGCGTAGCCTGCGTACTAGCTCCTGCAATGTTTCAATATCCCCTTGGTAGGTTAGGATGGGACTTACCAGCTCTACGCTGTATTCCCTGGTAGCTGCAACCTTCTGCCGTCCTTGTTTCTTCTGGCAAGAGATGCTGCCGTCGCTCATAATTTTCCAAACCCGCCCGTCAGCGGTTGTAATCTTCTTAGTGTCATAATAATCACCTGTGTTCACAACCGTCCCGTTTAGGTATTCGGCTACAACCTTGGCCGCTTCGTTTCTTGTTATTCCTGTGAACTCAATTTCGATTCCAAAATACTTGTTTAGCATTGATTCTTGCTCCTTTTAAAGTGTATTTGTCTCTTTCAACATGTACATATATCACTCTAAAAGGCTTATATAGCAAGACAATTATTCGATATAAACACACAAATTTTATTCCCTTTATGGCTTAGAATGTGTGTACTTTATTCTTCAATTTTCCTGCACAAATCCTCCCCGTATACCACATTTAAAGAAGAACCATTCTCCCAACGAACCATGATACTGCCTGTATCATCGACTCCAGTGACAATTCCTTTCGTTCCGATAGGAGGTGCTTGAAAATCATCCATACGAACAAGTTCTACTCGGCATCCCACGGGATATTGCTTTCGGATGCGTTCTACAGTTTCTCTTGAAGGGAAATTATTCATTAGCCGTTACCTCCTCAGCTTTAATCGGAGCACCATTTTTAAAGGCACTGTTGCCGGATAAATTTTTTAGTAAAATTTTTCGTTCCGCTTTGTATTCAGTACCAACAAAACCAAGTCGGATTAGAAAACAGCGAAAAGCATATTTCTCATTTTCTACTTCTTTTTCGGTAGCATTGACTCTCTGCTGTGTTTTTGCCAACTCGCTGAGTGCAGTAATAAAATGGGTGTAGGCTTTGACCTCATCTGAAGTAAGCTCTCCTTGAAACCAAGGGAAACTGATTGTTTCTTCGTTTGTTATTATAGGGATGTAATCTGTGCCAAGAGCCTTTTTAATTAGGTACGATTTGCTTTCTACCAATCGCTTGAGGTTATCAAGGGCCACATCGGTGAAAGCTGACCTTGGTAACTCAATGGTCAAACGGTTAGTATCCTCGTCACTTTGCTCAGGTTCTGCATACGCAGGTGGTTCCTCATAATCATGGTAATGACTGACCCTTCCGCCAAGAGCTGCTTCGTAAGGAATTTGAACATCCTCTGGAACAGGTTCTGCTTCTGGGAGTGGAGTGTCATATTCTTCTGTAATCGCTTTGAAGTCATGCAATCCTTGAAGGTCAGCTACTAAGCCAGGATTATCTTCACCCTCGAGCATTCCATTCTTATCGATGTGATAGCCTCCTACTTCATAAGCAAAGGTAGGTGCACCAAGGTATGTCGTCGGAGCATTTAGTTCCAGGCTGATTGCTCCTACCAGCGATTTTCGTTTTGGACCTGTAACATTGTAATATATCTTCATTTTTCATACCGCCTTTCATTTTTCGGTACTACATATATCACTCTAAGTGCTGTAAATAGCAAGTCATTTTGAGCGTTTTATGTAGAGAATAATGTTTTTTATTCGGCGGTATCTTGTATAGAAAGCACAATGCCCGACAAAACAAAATATACACAAGGGAGAGCCACTCCATTACCCCACATCTTATATTCTGCAGAATCAGAATGTGGGTCTTTTAGCCACTTCGATATCTGCTTTAAGGTTTTAGGCTTAGTTGATTTCCCCATAACCTTACGATGAGTTTCAAATATGTTATACCAGGTGCGTAAGTCATCCATTGTTGGATTTTCTGTTCCAAGATCACTACACCACCAGTCAGGGAAACCTTGAAGTCTTGCACATTCAGTCGGAGTTAATCTTCTAACCGTATATTCAATACCGTCTGTATCATTAATAAGTGGAGGGTCTTTGTAATCAGTCGCAACCAGCGTATTTGCAAGTTCTTCTTCAGCGGTAGTAAAAAATGATGCCTTGCTTGAAGAATAGGTAGGAGTTGCCACAGCACTAGGCCCCTGTGCATTTAGCGTTGATGATATTCCGTCTTCTGTAATCCCAAGATTTCTGGCATAATTCTGACCGCAGTTGAAAGATTCTCTATCAATAGCGAAAACAACAGCGTGCTTATCTACAGTATTTAAAGTAAAGCTAACATTTTGATTAACCCCGTCACCCTGTGGACCGTTCTTATCTTTTCTGCCTATCATAGAGCCTTGAAGGGCATAACTTTCTACAATAGCAATACCGCCTTGATTGCATGATGGATTTCCACCGTTCCCATCGATAGTGCGTGAGGTATCAGCCTCATATACACCGCTGTTAGGATTGGATGATTTCATGGCATTGCTATCTTTAGAGCAGATACCATAGGCTTTCGGAACAAATAATGTCTGATCATTATTGCAAGATAGTGTTGCCGATTTATCATTCTGGATAAGAGCACCTTTGCCACCACCCTCACATCCACATCGGATTTTGAGAGTTTTCGGTGTATCGCCAACCACGAAAGGCTGATTATTTCCGCCTGTTCCATAAGTGGCTGATATTGTCGGTGCAACATCAATTGGTCCCGTAAAACGAGTATCTCTTCCGTGATTATCAAAGACCGATGCATCCACAATACAAGGTGGGTGATGTGCCTCTGCTCGAAGAGTACAAGTGACATCTTCTGTGATATCCATACGATTTCCGCCCTGGTCATTTAAGATCATACTGCTTGAGCCTGTTTCTCTAATGCCCTTTTCAAAACAATCGGCAGTTCCTTGCCACGAGCGGAAGCTCTCCTTAGAATACCCAGACAAGCCTTCTGACTTAAATAGTATTTCTCCGGCACTCCTGCCTGCAAAATCTGAGACAAGGAAGATGCGTTTTCTTCGTTGGGGAACTCCCCAGTATTGAGCGTCAAGCACTCGCCAGGCAATGGAGAAATCATCTCCCACGATATTTCCTGCTTGCCTCCATTTATCAGCTTTAGGAACTGATAAGGTTTCATCTTTGATGTGACAGATGCTTTCAAGGACACATCTGAAGTCCTCTCCTTTGTTTGAGGAGAAAGCACCCGGCACGTTTTCCCAGACGATGTATCTTGGATATTTACCATCTGTTGCACACCTCATTTCTTTTACAATTCGAATGGCCTCATAAAAAAGACTTGAACGTTCTCCGTCCAAGCCATCACGCTTACCCGCTACAGATAAATCCTGACAAGGTGAGCCAAATGAAATTATATCAACCGGTTCTATCTTGCTACCATCTAAGCAAGAGACATCGCCGTAGTGTTTCATAAAAGGCAGCCTTTTGGTTGTAACCCGTATAGGAAACGGCTCAATTTCGGATGCCCATAGTGGTTTAATACCACAAAGCAGACCGCCAAGCGGAAAACCGCCACTGCCGTCAAAGAGAGAGCCGAGGGTAAGTTCATTCTTCATCGGCACTCACGTCCGGCAGATCACCATATCTGATCTCCGAATTATCTCTCAAAAGAAATACACCATCAGAATTTCCAACTTGCTCGATATATCTCTTTACTATGACATCACAATACTTCTCATCCAGTTCGATGGTATAGCATATCCTGTCCGTCTGCTCACAGGCGATAAGGGTTGAACCACTGCCACCGAAGGGATCGAGTACAATACAATTAGATAAACTACTATTCAGAATTGGATAGGCTACCAATGCTACTGGTTTCATAGTAGGATGGTCAGCATTTTTCTTTGGCTTTTCAAATTCCCAGATTGTAGTCTGCTTTCTATCTGCATACCAGTTGTGTTTGCCGGATTTCTTCCAACCAAAAAGAACCGGCTCATGCTGCCATTGATAAGGCGAGCGACCAAGAACAAGCGACTGCTTTTTCCAAATGCAAGTACCGGAAAGGTAGAAACCGGCTTCCGAGAATGCTTTTCTAAAATTCAGACCTTCAGTATCTGCGTGAAACACATAAATAGAAGCATCCTTTGCCATTGCCGTTTCGGTGTTTTGAAAAGCCGAAAGCAGGAATGTATAGAATGCTTCATTACCCATGTTATCGTTTTTGATTTTACCCGCCGACCCTTCATAGTTGACATTATACGGAGGGTCGGTTACCACGAGGTTTGCAAGTTTGCCATCCATCAGTAGTATGAAAGTTTCACCCTTAGTGGAATCACCGCAGACCAGCCTGTGCTGTCCAAGCATCCAAACATCACCTTGCTTTGTGAGTGTAGGCTTTTGCAGTTCTGCATCTACATCGAAGTCATCTTCATGAATGCCATCCATAAGTGAATCCTTAAACAAAGCATCCAGTTCAGCAGGCTCAAATCCAGTAAGAGATACATCAAAGTCGGCTCCTTGCAGGTCAGCAATTAACAGCATCAATTTGTCTTTATCCCAGTCACCACTTATTTTATTAAGGGCGATATTGAGTGCCTTTTCTTTTTCCTCGTTCATTTCGATAACCACACACTCGACTTCGGTGATGCCCATATCAAGCAAAACCTTCAATCGCTGATGGCCGCCGACAACATGAGATGTGGTCTTATTCCATATAACGGGTTCAACATAACCGAATTGTTCGATGGACCGTTTCAGTTTTTCATATTCTGGGTTACCTGGTTTCAAATCTTTACGAGGATTATAGTCGGCTGGAATCAGTAGCTCAGTTTTCAATTTTTCTATCAGCATATAATTCAGCCGCCTTTCTTAAATTTGTGTACATATTGACATTCTCCCAGGGGAACAGACTGGAATTAAAATGTCCGTAAACCGCTGTATCTGAATAGATTACATTTCTTAAGTGTAGTTTTTCGATGATAGCAGCAGGTCTGAGGTTAAACACTTCCTGCACAATAGTGGCAAGCTGATCATCGGTGATCTTACCTGTACCAAAGGAAGTCACATCAACCGCCACAGGATTTGCCTTTCCTATGGCATAAGAAAGAGCGACCTCGCATTTCTCTGCAAGACCGCTCCAAATAATGTTCTTTGCAATGTATCGCGCCATGTAGGCACCACTTCGGTCAACCTTAGTCGGGTCCTTGCCACAAAGGGCACCTCCACCGTGGGATGCAAGACCACCATAGGTATCCACCATAATTTTTCTACCTGTCAAGCCTGTATCGGCAGCGGGGCCACCTTCGACAAATCTGCCTGAGGGGTTGATAAGGATTTCAGTACCGTCATCAAATGGAAAATCCTCAAAGCACTGCCAAAGTACATTATTTCGGATATCCGAACTCAGTTCTTCCTGAGTTTTGTCTTTATCATGCTGGACTGAAACTACAATCGTTTTTACACGTCTGGGCTTACCGTCCTCATATTCCACTGTTACCTGTGCCTTGCCATCTGGTAGAATTCCTTTGATGAGTTTTCCTTTACGACAATCATCAATGCGCTTTACGATACGATGAGAAAGCACAAGTGGGAGGGGCAGGTTCTTACTGGTTTCATTGGTTGCGTACCCGTAAACCGTACCTTGGTCCCCAGCTCCTATAGAACCATAGGGGTCAGCTATACCATTTCGTACTTCAAGTGCAGTATCTACACCAGCTGCAATGTCTGCACTTTGATGATGCACGAACACAAATACTGTGAACTTCCATGGGTTGTATCCCACTTCTCGAAGTACATTCTTAACGATGTAGCGGATATCCACTTTACCGCTGCAGGTGATTTCGCCCGCCACGATAATTTTGCCTTTAGTAGCCATGACCTCACAGGCCACACGGGAAGCTCTATCTTTACGCAAGCAAGCATCCAGAATATTATCAGCAATGAGGTCACAAAGTTTATCCGGATGTCCAGCACATACACTTTCTGCTGTTTTATAAGTAATCATATTTTTCTCCTATCTTATTTATTTTCCTCGCCTTGCCGTGAGCAGACGTTCCATTACATCGTCCTGTGGATTGGCTCCACTGTATTCACCAGTGCAGTTTTCCTTGACGATCTGGAATATCTCCATCCACAGACGGTTGGTTTGGTTCATGTAATTCTGACCCATTGCCACATATGGACTTTGAATAGCGTTACCCGTAGTAGGATGTTTTGCTAAAAATCCGTATTCAGTGACCGCTTCCTCACATTGAATCCAACGAGCCACACTCATGGCATAACGTTCTAATAGCTGTGGTGATACGAGAGCAGCACATCCACGTTCGTTCAGCCATTGCCATGTGTTTCTGTAGATTTCTCCCGCAACCAGTGCTTTACCGTCCTTTTGTATAGCTTCGAGCATTTTATTTGGCTCGGGCATCTCAAGGCCTTTTAGATCTGCTGTATCCTGAAATTCCATCACGGTTAATTTTCTGCCTCCAGGATTGCCTTCGGCGATTTTGTCAGCCAGTGGTTTCTTTTTCGCACCTGCACCGACACGAGCGCCACCTCGATTTGTACCGTCTTTTGCCATATAATCACCTCACTTTGAAGGGCCCAGGCTATTCCCTCGTTTGAAACCGCATTTTTTCACACGTCGCCCCACGCCGCTGTCCGCTTTAAAAAATTTTAGAGATTTTACCGCCCCCACCGGTCACCGCTCTCGACAGTAATCCTTGAGTGACACGATTTACAAAGAGCCATGAGATTGTTCCTCTCATTACCTCCACCTTTAGAGAGGGGGAGAATGTGGTGTACCTCTTCAGCTGGAGTGAGCCTTCCTTCTTTCTCACACTCCTCACAAAGAGGATGGGACTTAATATATCTGTCTCGGATTCGTTTCCAAGCACGACCATATCTTTTGTTAGAGGCAGGGTCACGTTGGTATTGATTGTAATGTTTGTCCATTGCCTTTTGATGCTCGGCACAGTATTGCTCACGTTCTGCAAGCCGACCGCAGCCGGGATAAGCACAAGGACGCTTTGGTTTGTAGGGCATTATTTCACCTCGTTTTTGGGCATAGAAAAAGCCCTGCAGGACGAACCCACAAGGCTTGGAATCTATTCTATTTCGCTGATTATATAATAACATAAATGCAACTGTGGTATCTTGTTGCAAAGCGATGCAAAACGTGCAAACTATATTTTAATAGGATCATCTGGAAGAGTCACATGGTTAAGAGCTGCATTGTGCCACCTGTAAACCGTTGTTCTATCAGCATTGAGTTCATCACCGATTTGTTCCCAAGTGAAGTTATGCACATAACGGTAGCGTAGCACCATGCGTTCATCCGTGTCTGCAACCTCGTTTATAACACACCTTATCTGCTCTTTGAGTGCTACAAGGTTATCCACTTCGGCATTTATCTTCCTTTCCAAATCCATAATCCGCTCTAAACATCTTACAAACTTGGCATCTGTATTGCGTGAAGTTTGTACTTTTTCATCCCAGCTTGGTGATGATACACTTGTTGCCATTTCTCTAAGACACTCCATTTCCTCGATGTCAGATTCTATTCTTTTATCAAGCCTATAAGCTTGGTGTAAATATTCCTTAACTTTCATGCTCCTCTTACCTCCGATCTTAATTTTTCAATTAGGAAATTCCCATCAATAGAGGTAAGTTCTCTATACCAATCAGTGTGGAAGAACCTCTCCACCTCGTCTATCATGTACTTCGCAGGATCATAGCGGGGACGCTTTTTCATTTTCTTCAGTGCATCCCTATAATCCTTGACAGCTTGCAGGATAATGGCATTTGCAAGTTGCTCATAAGGGTCGGTCATCGCACCACCTCCAATTTTGCTTTTACAGCATTAATTAAAGAGGATTGTGTTTTTTCTTTTCTTGTAAGTGCAGTCATAACATCTTCATCTATGGTGTCTTTGGCAATAATGTGGTGTATCACAACCGTTTCATTTTGACCTTGCCTGTAAAGACGAGCATTGGTTTGCTGATACAACTCCAAAGACCAGGTAAGTCCAAACCATATAAGAGTCGAACCCCCACTTTGAAGATTAATGCCGTGTCCTGCACTTGCCGGATGAATAGCGGCTATTGGGATATCGCCGTTATTCCAATCTTCAATATCTTTCGATGTCTTTATCTGCCTAGCAGGAAACCTCTTCTGAATACGCTCCAGATCATGCTTATACCAGTAGGCCACAAGCACCGGTTTACCATTTGCTCCTTCAATCAAGTCCTCCAAAGCATCAAGTTTTCTGTCATGTATTAGATGAGCCTTATTTTTATCATCATAGACAGCACCGTTTGCCATCTGCAGAAGTTTGCCGGAAAGTACTGCCGCATTTACCGCATCAATTTCCTCATCACCTAAATTTGCCACCATCTCATCTCGGAATTCAGAATAAATGCTCCATTCCTTTTCACTTAGATACACAGGCACCTCATTTACGACGCATTCTGGCATTTTGAGATAATCTGCAGACTTCATAGAAATCGTAATATCTGAGATTTGACTGTATATCCTATCTTCAGCACCAGGTAGTGGCTTATATGAAAAGATAATCTCAGCATTACGCTTATCCGGTACAAAGTAGGCACTACGGTAGTGGGTTATGTACCTTCCAAGCCTTTGACCTAAATCAAGGACACGAAACTCTGCCCATAAATCCATAAGTCCGTTACTTGAAGGTGTACCCGTCAGACCTACTATCCTTTTTACAGATGGTCTTACTTTCAGAAGGCTTTTAAATCTCTTTGCACCGTATGACTTAAATGAAGATAGCTCATCAATAACAAGCATATCGAAGTCAAAGGGGATACCGCTCTTGTTTACAAGCCAGTCTACATTCTCACGGTTGATGATATAAAGGGTGGCTCTTTTCATAAGAGCATTTATTCTATCTCTTTCAGTTCCTACAGCCACAGAATACGATAAGCCGTTAAGGTGATCCCATTTTTTTAGTTCAGCAGGCCATGTTTGAGATGCCACTCTTAATGGGGCAATAATCAAGACTTTTCTAATTTCAAATTTATCAAGGCATAAATCAAACAATGCAGTAAGAGTGATAGCTGTTTTTCCTAACCTAAGCCCATATCAAGGAATATTGCAGATATTGGCTTGCTTTCGATAAAGTCAATTGCAAACTGCTGATAATCATGTGGTATGAACTTCATTCGGCATCACCTCCCATCTGTCGTAGCACTTCATCTATCTGCTCTACACCATCAATGCAGTAAACTAAAAATCCTAACGCTTCCAGTTGCCTTTTTCGTCTTACTTGCAAAGGACGCATCATTTTACCCGGTGCTTTTAGTTCAACAAATGCGATTCTGCCCATAGGAAGGAGCACAATTCGGTCTGGCATACCATTAAATCCTGGACTTACAAACTTTGGGGCAATTCCTCCCATATTTTTAACTGCTACTACCAGTTTTTTCTCTATATATTTTTCTTGCATAATGTCCTCCATTTCTTAATAGGGAACAACAAGCACAACTTTGAACGATTTTTCCTATACGCGCGCACATACAATATTCCTACTATTATTTTTTTATTTATTACTAAGTAGTAAAAGTCTTGTTCCTGTTATTCCCGTAAAGCCGAAGTATCGATATTTCCTAAGATTTTAAAAAAACAACTATAGGTAACAACCATAGAACAAGGAACTAGCGTTACCTTTTTCTCTCGTAACAACGTTGCTTGCCGTAAATCGGAAAATTGCTTGTTCCGTTCTTGTTCCCGGTGTACTTGTTCCAATCACCGATCTTCTTCATAATACCTGCAATGGCATAAGAGTCTGCAGGTTTCATGGCAGCCGCATCTTTACCGAAGCACTCGCACCAGATTTCCATGTTACAAACAAGGGTACGTTCTACAGTACCAACATGAGATTCTCCGCCAAATTCACTACCGTTTAGGAAATTTCTACGCTCGTAGGCTAACATGGTGTCCCAATCCTCCGGTAAAAGCGTATCAAGATAAGTACGAACCAATCCTTCACGCTCATCGCTTTCCATTGCATCATCCTGTTCACTGGTAGCTAAATGTACATCATCGCCTTCAAGGTAGAGTTTTTCGCCTTTCTCATAAAGCACCAGTGTTTCTGCCCATATCTGCTCAACATCATAAACAGACATCTGCCAGGCTTTCTTTTTCCCGTTACCGCTGATACGAACCGGCCAGAAACGTCTATTGCCGGTGATATCTCGAAGAAATCCACTCTCTGCATTAGTAGAACCTACAATTACACACTGACGGGGATGGCTTTCTACATTGACTCCGTAGCTGGCACGATACTTGTCATCAGTCCTTGATATAAAAGACTTCACAACCTCCACATCGGTCTTACGCATTCCGGCAAGCTCTCCAAGTTCAAGCAACCAATATCCCTGCAATTTTTCGGGACCAGCTTTATCCTTCATATCCGTTAGCGTTAAGCTGTCGGAAAACCAATCTCCGGCAAGTTTTGCAAAGAAAGTAGACTTACCGATTCCTTGTGGGCCATTAAGGATAAGTACGCTATCAAACTTTGTGCCGGGATGGTAAATTCGTGCTACCGCAGCAACCATTGTCTTTCTTGTAACTGCTCTTGTATAGGAATTGTCCGTTGCTCCGAAGTAATCAACAAGCAGAGTTTCAACTCTGTCGATACGGTCCCAACTGGGCAAATTATCAAGGTATTCTTTTATAGGGTGATATGCCCGCTCTGCTGCAACAGCAAGAATGGCATCTTTCGTCTTTGTAGGAGAGTAGACTCCGTATTTATTGGAGAGGTATACTTTTAAGGCAGCATTATCCGAATCATTCCACCCTTCTTTTATCTGATTCCAGGGCAGACCGTTTCTTGCATCGATACCGTCGCGGTGCTTGTTAAAGGCAAGAGACTGCAGTTCCAGGTCATTTTGGATAATAAGAACGATGTTGTCGAGGGTATCCTTAATCTTGCCTTGTTTATCAAGTTCAAGTGCCGTCTGCCAGGTGTCTTCAGTAAATTCAACCGTTGCTTGATCCATACGCTCTTTAGCAAACTGAGCCTTTACTTCATCATCCTTAATGGCAAACTCACACATAGCAACATAGGATGGCAGCTTGCTTGGGGATGTACCCTCCGATGCCCTGTCATCCAAGTTGCCAAACTTATGAATACGAACAAGGTCGAAGGTGTTAAGTAATCTTCCGCTCGCAGGATCTGTTGCATGATGGGAATATGCAAACTTGTCATCATAGATAATGACACCGGCACTTGAATCAGCCGGCATATAATCATACCTACCTGTCATTGCTGAAGGCTCATATACATCTTCCAGGAATTTATCAATCGCATCTGTTACTGAATAAGTACGGCAGAAAGTGCCGACCACACCTTCCTTGGAAAGTGGGTCAGCTTGTTCTTTTAATGAACGTTCTATAACCTCTGATTGCCTGGATGACACAGGCCATGTGCTTGTGTCATGCCAATCATCATATTTATTAAGAAAAACATCCGGATCAAGGAGTGAGCTATCTTTTTCTTCATATACAAACACACCGTTTCTTGATGTAGACGGCCAATACATCAACCTTTCCGGTTCGTAGGTAGTGTCGTCAAATAGGTCAATGCCTACCTCCTTTGCTACCATACGGCTGACCGCAGCATATTCTTCCTCTCCCACATCACGGGAGAGAGGAATGATCAGCCTAAGCCTTGGATTTTCAGGGGTATGCTTATGAGTAGAATAAATGCAACATTGATAAGGGAAGAATGTACAGATTTCACCCCATATACTGCTTGTGCCATAATCCATATCAAGGGTTAGCATGGAGCGTGACAGCACATTACCTTTTTTACGTCTGCCATCTTTTAAGTGACCTCCTACAAAGCCACCGACATCTTTGATAGAATCCTGTCCGCCCTTTTTCATCTTTCGGTATTCTTCTACAGTTTCGGTGGTACGCTGTGTGGTCTTAACACGGGAGCAAAAATCCTCCCAGCTGATATCGCTGTTCTTCCACTTTTTATCCATCCGGCTATTGCCGTATGCTATCTTCATAGAGCCTCTACCTCCTTAAAATCTTTATTAAAATATCTCACCGGCTGTCTTCGTTTCTTCGCCTTTTCAATTTCAATGCTCATACCCCTTGAAATAACATCACCGAGCACCCACACTTCTTGGCATTTACCCATAAGGATGATATCCATGAAAATAGCGAGGTCACGCTCTTTTTCATTGCTGTCATCCATGAAAGGAAATAGAAGGTGCGGGGTCAGTGGGATACATCCACATTTAAAAGCAAATTCTGCAAACTGAGTGGCTTTTAATACATTTTCCTTAGTTGACCCACTAAATGGTGCACATATATAAACCAAAGGACGGAAGGCGGGTTTTGATGCCGCCCTGTCCTCTCTTTCAATATTGGTAAGTGCTTGATATGGCACTAAGTCCATGTAGCCTTCAGAGTTTTTCATATCGACTCCCATATCACACCTCCATCTCAATTTGCGGATAGATACCGTCCGCCTTTAGCTGTTCATAGATATAGAGTCTACCTTTTTGCGTCCACTTTGTATGGACCTTGGTATGTTCAAAACCATTACTGTCTTCATAAACATGGGTATTGGTTCTCGTATAACCTTTGTCTGCGTGTTTCTGATACAAAAGCCAAGTATCGCTTTGTTTAAACTGAATGCCCTTATCATGGAGATATTCATTCATGCGAATACCGCTCCACCCGTAGTCTTTAGCAATAACGGTGATGTTTACGGCATCCTTACATTTAAGAACTACATCATAATAAGTAGCTTTGGGTTTCATCTCAGCAATCTGCTGCTGTTGTACTGCAACTGCCGCTGTAAGGGTTTTATTTCTTTCACGTTCTTCTTTAAGAGCAGTAAAGGCAGCAATAGCAAGGTCGGGATCTGCAATTAAATCATCAGTTGCATAGATACCATGTTTACGAATAGCAGGGAGCACCTCATTTGTAACCCAACGCTTGAACTTTTTAGCATTTGGCATCTTACTTGAGAGAATAAGACTATAAAGACCAGATTCATTAATTACTGTTAATCCTCTATTGGGAATTTCTAAGGTCGCATTTTCCGACCTTTGGATTATTGTCTTGTCCTCATCATCAACATGAGATGAAATAGCATCCTTTGTGTTTACATAGCCAAGGATTTCAGCTACATCCTTACCGACAAAATATGGTTGCCCACCAATAGTTGTAGTGCGTACAGAGCCAAACTCTGCATTTTTGTAAATTTGTAATTCCATTAGAATTACCTCCTTATAATTTTTTGGAGGTCTTGACCTCCTACCTGGTAGCCACAGGAGTTGGTCAAATCTGATGGTTTTCTAAAAATTCTTTAATTTTTTTCTCTGCACGTTTCAACTTTTGGCTGATGTTATTTTCGTCAGCATTGATAGAGCGGGCGTATTCACGGATTGGCGTGCCATCAATGCGTACTGCAATAAACATATCTGCCCAATCATGCTTTTTACCAAGTGCCTTATGTATCAATTGGCAAACATCTTCATACTCGTAGAGGCGATTAAGCTCAGCCTCCTGTGAATCATCAGCGACGGTGTCCATTACATCCGTTTCATCCTCAGATTCATCATCCTTGCGATAAGGGGTCTTAGGGTTACCAAGATGCCTATGAAACCTGCGCCAGTTGTTGTATTCCCTACTGTTCATAAGGTCCAGCATTTCCTGTACAGTCTCACAACGCTTTACTTCAGCTTTCTTTTCTGGCTTTGCCTCTGCAAGACGCTGCTCGTAGTCGATATCCAGCATAATGCTGTAATCATTATCTGGAATATCAATTGTGGTGTAGAATTTGTGGCCGTTTTTGATGTTTTCTTCGTACAAAACTCGAATCTTCATTATGCATTCCTTTCCGTCCCGGCATGGGCGGCGGAATACAAAAAGAGCCTATGGTGAAGATGGCCACAGACTCCGCTTGTCCTCAAAATGGGCGCACGAAATCACGGTGGGTGCATCTTCATTCCAAACACAGTCTTTATCACTGTGTTCTGAACTCTTATGCATCCCGCCGTCCTGATGCGCATCTCGGACATTGAGATTTATTTTCTATCGAGGTATCTCGGTAGTGTCTTTATTGTACGAAAATTATTAAAGTAATAAAATTCCAGACAAATACCCATTCTGTTTTTATATAGGGTAATGGAATAATATTGTAATTCACATTACATTAGTGTATAATGAAAAATAACAAGGTTATAAATGACGTTTATTTATAGCTTTAAAAATGAAAAGTAATGGGTTATGTAATTTTTTGAGTGATTTTTATCGAAGAAAAGGTAGGAAAACCGGATTATGGAAGGAAAAATATCTGAAATTTTTTTGAATAATATGTTTGAGTGTGATGGTTATACCTGCCATTGCGAGAAGGATATAGAAAACGTGGCCCCAGGAATGCCTCCTAAGACCACGCTGAAATTGTATTGCGAGTTAGATAAACCCCTGCATTTTTCATATGCTCCTAAAGTAGGATTGAATCTTACCGGTGTTGCTGGTGGTGCTATAGAGAAAAACATTCTTGGCAAGTTACTGGCTATTCCGGATGGGGATATAGATAAGCATATAGAGTTTTTTGAGACATATGGGTTTTTGTTACCCATACAAAGTGATGAGTATGAATCTATAGATGCCGATGTATTAATTGAAATAGTGAACAGAATCAAGTCTACGTTACACCTTATGAATGCAATTGCAGGTCAAAAGGACTATAAAAGAATTTTGATACACACATCTTATCTTCTTTATACTCCACAAATTTCATTGAATCTATCTGAAGTTGAATATAGAACTTGCAAGCATGAATTCACTGAATTGATAGAAAGCTATAATCTGTTTCTGGACTTGAACAGAAACCAAGAAGTCTTTGATAGTGGGAAATATTCCGTTCCAGACACTATGACTGGCTGCAAGAACCCTATTGAAATAGAGTTCTTTAATGCTGTTCGCAGTGGTGCAGATACTGACCTTGTCGGAAGTAAAAGTGCATGGTTTAAACATCTGTTTGCTATGTACACAGGCTTAACAAACACAAATGAGAATTTACGAACAATCATAGATTTCTTTTATCATTACCAAACAGAAGTGGGTATTTTTAATGAAATCCAGTTTAAGAAAATTACATATTATTCAACCCCGACAAGAGACAATTTCACAGATGAAATGAAAAATGCTCTTCTTAAAATTGCACGTATTGTTATTTCTGAAGAGATCAACCATAACATTGTGGGCATTCATCCCAAGTACGAGCAAGATGAACTTGCTCCAACATGGCAAGTGAGCAATCTACTCCAGGCTCTTTATTTTTCAATCTTCTATATGAAACCAGGTGTAGAAATCTACAAAGAATGCAAAAATCCGAACTGCAAACGTGACAAGTTCTTTTTAGTTAAAGCCACACGTACAAATAAAGAGTACTGTTGTCCCCAATGTTCTGGTGCCGCAGCAACACAACGATTCCGTAATCGCCAACTTGATAAATAGGCAAAAAAATAAGGCTCTACCAATTAAGGTAGCGCCTTGTTTTGTTTTTATATTGACGATGCTGGGACAGGTCCTCTGGTTAAGACCTTTTCAATACACTCAGCCATTTCTTTTTTCTGTTGTTCTGAAGTACCAATGTAGTTATACATAAGATAACGAGTATCAACTACAATACCTTGAATACGTTCATAGTTCTTTACATTTGATTTCCAATCGCTAACAGCCTCTCCAATATTGCCTACGTTGCCATTCAACATGAACAGATTGTTTTCCTTATTGTAAGGCATTATGAAAGCATTATACAGTTTCTCATTGGGTAGGTTCTTCGTTTGTTCAATATACTCGCCATATGTAATTTGCTTATTAATATCCGCACTATTTGGTAGGTGATCTGGTTTTGGATCCCAACCATAACGATATAATTTTGCATCAAGGACATAGTACTTATCCCCATAAATCATTATTGTATCCGGTTGAAGAGGTCTTTTTTCTTTATCTCTACCATAATCCAAAAGCCAGCGAGTACGAGGAAAATATTGTTCTTTATCCTCAACACCAAAAGCTTTATCTATCATGCGTTCCCATACATTTTCAAAGAAATCTGTGCCAAAGAAGTATTGCTTATCAGAACTTCTTTCATCAATGTAAACGAGCATATCACGCATAGCATTAAATAACTCTTGTTCAACATCATCATTTGTTGCTACAAGCTTTTTATCCAGAATATAAATTGACTCCTTTATGCCTGGATGGGGACCCGGCTTGTCAGGCATAAAAGGAACATACAACCATCCCATCTTCTCAAAGGCCTCATACACACAGAAGCGGTGTATCTGAGTAATCTGCTTATTTGCATTTGGAGTTACAGAGCGAACTGTCATATTCGTAAAAACCAAGGAGCCATTTTTTTGAACTAAAGCTATCTGCTCTCTTACAGTACGTGGCCAGGATGTTTTGCCTTTAGTATCTGTTCGAAACTGAGGGTCTGTTTCAATATAGTAGCGCCCCATTCTCAGAAAGCTCCTTATTACCTTAAGGTATGCATGCATCGGAAAGTCTACCGTTCTTGGTGCCTCAAACTTTGAAACCTCAATAACGCGGTCTTCTTTCATAAATGCAGCCAAAACCCCAAGTAAGTTATTAATGTCGACACGGAGATCATCATCGTTTGCTGGTAGCTGATATCCTATAGGAAAATAAATAATGGCATCATCTGTGTCTGCTTTAACACCAACAAAACTATCACCATCATCATTTGAATTGACATGGCAACGGTCTCTAATATTCTTTTGTAAGTCCATGGGTAATCACCGCCTCTCTTTACTTGTTTTCGACATTGCTATTGTTGTGCAGTATAGAGAGTGTCGCGGACAGTCTGTTTGAATATTTTGAAACGATCACGTCCTGTTGAATAAATAAATGTGCGGATAACTTTTTCAAGGTTGTCCATACCATCCGTATCAAAGAGAGCCTCTGGGTTAAACTTGAAAGCATCGTCCCACAGATACTTGATTATCTTTTCAGGGAATAAACGATTCTGCATAACCGCTTCACGGATTTCCTTCAAACGAGAACTCTGCTCTTCTGTGATTGTGCCTAAGCGTTCAGAACCAAGTAATGAATTATACTCAACCAGAAGTGTAGCATTACCCTCAGAAGGAAGTGCTCTTGAGTCAAATTTAAGATCATTTTCATGGATAAAATATACACCGAGGCGCTTATCCTCAGCAGATGCCATCTTGGCTTTATTACCAATGATAATTGTATTTACAGTTTCACAGAAACGTTTCCAAGTAACATCAGTATCTAAAATTTCTGCATCAGCCAGCGAAGGACGTACATTGTCAAAGTTATTCTCAATAAGTCTCATCCGCCATCTACGTTGGAACGCAGTATCAAGAGTGAATACATTCTGGTCAGATGTATTCATTGTGCCAATTATAGAAAGGTTGGAAGGTATACGGACCTTATGTGCAGGGTTTCCATAAATAAAATCAGCCATGTATTTATGGGTAATACCATACTCACTCGTTCCTACCGGAAAACCATCATCGCCATCCTGCATTTCAACTTTTCGATCAAGAAGTTGGAATACCTCTCCAAAAATCGCAGGTGCATTACCTCGATTAATTTCCTCAATAATAAGGATATACTTTTGCATCGGATTATGATACGCATTAGAAAGAATCGTGGTAAATGGTCCAGGTGTGAATTCGTATGTAACTTGTTTCTCTTCGTCTACCACAGGCAGAATTTGTCCAATGAAATCTGCATTTGTATAATCTGGATGGAATACCAAACGATCAACAACGCTACTTTCGCTGCAATACTCGTGCTCTATAGTCCAGCTCTTACCAGAACCAGGAACACCATATAGAAGTATGTTTCGTCCGTCTAGTTTGCGATTTTGCTCTTCAACTGGGTGTATATTCGCATCTCCATCAGAAATCGTTTCTTCATATCTATGAAGTATTTGCCTATTTTTTAAATATCCATGAACATATTCAGGTCTAAAAGTAACGACATTATACGCAGAATTCTTGTCTGCGTATAACCCCACTTGTCTTGCTGGTTGAATATTAACTTTTGTATTAACTCTATATGCCCTATTTGACCCACTTGTTAAAACTTCTTCAGGCCATGATACAATTATTGATTTTTCTAAATCCTCTTCGCTGTCTATTACATATAATCCAAAGACCAACTTGTTATTATATTGTAACTCGCTGAAATCTTGACCCTGTATGCGCTTTTCATAAGAACTATTAGAATCTGGATTATCACTATTGGCACGATATTCATTAACAACGTTGACCAATGCAATATGATAAATAATAGGTGTGTCCACATTTTCTTTTACTAACTGAATTTTAACAAATTTTGATGAATCATCTAATATTTCGCAAGTCCAACCATCCCTTTCAAATAATTTCTTAATTAGCTCAATTTTTTCCGCTCCTCTGTTCTTAGACGATGTGGCTGCTGCTTGCCATACCAATTCACCATTATAGTTAACTTCCCATCTTTCATTGCCCATAAAAATAATCCTCCCTAATCTTTAATGCAAAGACTTCAGCGAGATGGCAAGGAACAGCATTTCCGATTTGACGCCACTGTTCCTTTTCATCACCACAAAATTGATAATCATCTGGGAATGTTTGAAGTCTTTTTATCTCTTCTATTCTTAGAAAACGGTTTTTCCAGTGAAAAGGACCCTGATTGTTTGAGAAACTTGCCTGAATAGTCCAAGATGGCCTATCAGGAGTAAGTTTTAACAAAAACGTCCAATAACGTGACTTCCATTTAAATTTAGGGTCTTTACAACCTCTTTTTTCCGTGTAGTACAAATAGTTATCACCTGGCGGTATATCTTTAAATAAGTCGTAATCCTTTGAGCCAGGACGTTGCATTTTTTCTTCTTCAGTAATGGTGTCAAAATCGCCAATAGCCTCTCCACAAGTAACCCATGGTAATTTATCGCTCTGTTTAGTAGGGTCAGAGTGAGTCTCTTCAGGGAATACAAAAGGTATATATCCCTTTTTAACGCCAATACATATAAATCTTTTTCGAGTTTGTGGTACTCCATAATTAGCAGCGTTGACAACTTTATAAGTTATATTATATCCTAGCAATTCCGCTTTCTCCTTTAGAAAGTCAAAAGCTTCTAAATGAGTTTTAAATGTAAATCCATCAACATTCTCAAAAAAGAAAATAGTGGGTTCAAGTTCTTTAACCGCTCGAAAATACTCTGGAACAGCAAATCCTGCTTTTTCATCTTCAAAACCGTCTTTTTTTCCAACTAAGTAATGGCGTGTTTGACTATATGGTGGACAAGGTGGTCCTCCAATTAAACAATCAATTTCACCGTGCTTTTCTTTCAACTTCTTGAAATCAATTTCCCTTACATCTATGCATTCAACATCATCAGCCATAGAGTTTTTCTTTAGTGTTTCACACGCAACATCCCATACATCTGATGCATACACTGTATGAAATCCTGCCTTGTGAAATCCAACATCTAATCCGCCTGCGCCTGAGAATAAACTTACAATAGTAGGAGTTCTCATTATATCCACCTACACAATTCTTGGACAATTTTTTTTGCAAGTAAAGGTGGTACTGCATTACCGATTTGTTTTCTTTGTGACCTTAAACTTCCATAGAACACATAATCATCAGGGAAGGTCTGAATGGCTGCACACTCTCTTATACTTAATCTCCTATTATCCCAATGAAAAGGTCCCTCCCAATGTCCAGGACTTGCAATAATAGTCCACGATGGTTGATTTGGATGAAGTTTTAATAAAGAGCTCCAGTACCTTTTTCCTGCAATAAATGTTGGATTCGGATGACCAGCTCTTTCTGATAAAGCAATGTAGTTTTTTCCTGGTGGAATGCAAGTCAATTCATTTTCCCATTTTCCTTCAGTACTAACATCCTCATCGATATAATAAAAATTATTGTCAAATTTCCCAATCCAATCAATAACTCTTTCATACGGCAATAACTCAGGATTTTTTAATATACTCTTTTCATTTCCATGAGTAGCCAAAAGTTCTGCATGAATCTCCTTTTTTGATGCCAAAAAGAAAACTCTTTTTCTCTTTTGTGGTATCCCATAATCCGCTGCATTAATTTTCAAAAGACTATAGTGATACCCCAACTTCTCCATATTTTCAATAATTGATTCAACTGCTTCATGATTCGAAGGATGTAATATACTTTCTACATTTTCTAATACAAAGCCATCTGGCATTATTTCAGAAATAATTCTGAAGTATTGTCCAATCATATTACGAGGATCATCATTCGCCTGTCGTTTTTCATTAGTTACCCAATATCCCGCTTTTGAAAATGGCTGGCAGGGTGGACCACCTACGACTATCAATTTGGATGGATTATTTTTCTTAATGATATCTGTAAAATCACTACCTTTGACATTACCTATATCCTCATTAAAATGTACACTGTGATCAAAGAAAGAATTATTCTTAAGAGTATTTACGCTATCTTCATAAAAATCTAAACTTGAAATAACCTTAACACCAGCAAGCTGTGTTCCTATATCCAATCCCCCGCAACCCGAAAAGAAACTGATTGCTTGAACTTCAGAATTCTCAAAAAGATGCTTTTTATCGTTGCAAGTATATCCTTTATGTGTATATGGAATATTTACGTTCCCTTCTAAATCAAATTCTAGTCCTTGAAGCGCTTCCTCCAACTGAAAGGGGATAATATTCTTTAGATGTTCCTTTTTTAATTTATATATGTTATCATGCTTATTTATCATGCTGACACTCCAATTCTGTTATTATTCTTTATCCTCTGGCAAAACCCAAATCCCACGCTTTGGGTTTAAGATTTTACCCTTTAATTCTGTGCGAATCCAACGCATTCTATATTCATACATAGTTCCAATACCACTCTCGTCTTCAAGAGTTAATATTTCTTCTGATAACTTAAGCAATTCTGCAACTTTAGTATTTATTTGTTGTGTAGTTGCAGTCCCACCAAGTTCTTTTATTGCCTCAATAGTAGCCTCTTTCAATTCATTTTTTTCTGGAAAAGAATAATTTTTATGTCCCATCCCTAAGCCTCCATATCATTTGAAACAAAATCAACTATATCTCCAATATTGCACTGCAAAACCTCACATATCTTACTTAATGTATCTATTGATACTTTCTCGTTCTTTCCTAGTTTTGCAATCACATTGGTGCTTAAATGAGCTTCATTTTTCAGCTGGGTCTTATTCATATTTTTATCAATCATCAATTTCCAGAGTTTGTTATAACTGACATTCAT